GCCGAAAGGCCCGGAATTGCGGAGCCAGACATCAGAAGTTGCTTCTTGTAGAACGTGATATCGTAAGATATCCACAGTTCTCCAAGAGAGACTCCTGCCGTCGACATCCCTTGAGTGGCTACTTGAAAGCTACCCAGCGTAGTACTTGTCTTAGGAGCTCCATTAAGGAGGTCAGTATACAAGATCTTACTGGGTCTTTCAGACTGTGCACACTCGATTCCGTGGACGAGGCTGAGGGCGGGCTTGGTCGAACAGGCATAGTCCGAGTTTTCCATCTCCGGCTTGGATGCGAACGGTGCGTCGTATGGGTCATAGTCGGTTGCCATGATAATGGTACCGAGAGCCTGCGACGATCCGTTGTACTCCGAAGAGGTTGAGACGAACTCGATGACGATGCCGTTTGGCTGCCACTGGTCGTAGAGAGGAGCGAGTCGAGAGAGCCATGGGAATAATTCCGCGTTGGTTGGATTGATGTCGAAGGTTCGACTACTGAAAATAGTGGAACCGCCGACGATCGGACCTGATCGGATGTCTCCAATGAACTCTCGCTCTGTGATTCTCGTTCCACGTGGTCCATCCTTGTGAAAGGTTGCTCCGACGTGGGTGTCTCCGGCCATGAGCGAATTCGATTTAACTCGATAATCGCCGTGCCCGAAGTACTTCGCCAGTGACGACGCTGCGTAAGCACCGAGGTCACCCTGGTTGACGAAGTTTCCCAGGGTTCTGCCGATCGTTGAGGCTGCATCGAGCTTCGTGAGGTTCTTCTTAACGAGGGACCTCTCGAGGTGATCGATTTTGGCCTCGAGACGACGGGCAGGGTCCGAGATCGACTGAACCTCGGTGGTGTAGTCACCACGGCCGCGGATGCGGGCGGGACGACTGGGTAGGCGCTTTTGCCTAAGTGGTTGTTGTTGATTCTTTCGAGTCATGCTATTGTATTGTGGGGAAGACCCGATACAATTCGGAGACTGTACATCCACGCGTCACAGATGAAAATCTGAAGGCGCCGTGCAGTCGTTCGACATTTTGGTTAGTACGGAAGTATTAAGCCCTGAGGGGCACCGTTTTGGGCCAGAATGAACTACGCGTGGACTCCCTAGAGTAACTGACTCATGGCAGGACGGTTCGCCCCTTACCACTTGTTCCCTCCCTTTCTTGAATACCTACCCGTTCGGGAAGGTGTGTAGTCTGGGAGGAGGCCTTGTGAGGCACGAACTCTGTAGTCTTCTCGGAGACGAGCCTTGACCGTTGAGGTCGGGCGTGTCTTGATGGACTTCAGGGTTCGCGATGTCTCGCGAAGGTCAGAAGCGGTGAAGGGCCGGGATACCACCGGCAAGTATTCCCAGGACTCCAGCTCGACGACGATGGCCGGAGGAGATGGGGGTGACTCGATGGGAGCTGACTCCGCGGCGGCAGGGACGACTTCTTCCTCTTTCGGCTTGTAAGTGACAATTCGATAGGGGAAGGTGGTCATCTCCCCAATGGGGAGAAGGTCCTTGCGGCCATGGTTCGACCCCTTGAGGAGCCGGCGGAGTTCGTCGTTTGAGAGTCGACAGGAGGCCACCAATTCAGTGGGCTCCGGCTCGAAGTAATCAACCACGAGTGGGTTGGCTCGGACTGTAAAGTCGGAGTCAAACTGCGAGCGGCCATCTTCGAACGGGCCTACAGGGGCATCCAGAGTTGCCGAAATGAATCGACGGGCTCCGAGTGTCCCGATAGACGTCTCCACGGTATTGATCGCCGTCAGGCGCGTGAAAGGTCGAAGAGGATGATCCTCGGCTGGTCCCACGAACTCCTGCTTGGCCGCTTCAAGAAGGCGGTACGCGAGGTGTCGTTGGGGTTCAGAGAACCGAGGGGTCACACCCTCGGGAACCTTGAATCCAAGGCCCCCAAGAAGCGGATGAGCGAAGAGGTTGAGGGTCCATTTGCCGAAACGAGTCTGACGGTTGATCCCTTCCTTGTGGTAGTGGAGAAAGAGGTTGTGGGCCCTTACAGGGTCCATTGCACCAATTACTGCCCATTCATACCATGAGGATAGGGGGACGAGGCCGTGACGGCCCCGCTCGTCGGTTGTTTCTGCAAGGTTCATGAGGAGTCCCAAGTTGATGTATCCGAGGACACGGAACTTGTGACTCTTCTTGAACACCCAAGGGTGCGTCTCATCGAGCTCATCCAAGTCCGCCCAGGGAATCTTGGTTGGAATGGAGAGCTGTTCCGAGAACGGTTCAGAGAGAGTCCACGAGGTAATCCGACCGGTCTTGACCAGACGGGCAGGGGTTGATTCGTCGAAGACAATGGGGAGGGAGTTGACCGTCATGTATCGGGAGTGAACGAAGTTCTTTCCGAGAGAGAGGGTGAACCCTACCGACCTTGTCGCGGCGAGCCAGCGCTGGTACTGTTCTGGGTCGGATCGGAAGAGGATGTCGTCACCGTTCACAAGGACGGGGAGGAGTCTCAACGCTCGTCGACCCTGAAGGAAGTCCTTACGGACCTTATCCGGGAGCGATTGAATGTATGTAAATAGATTCAAAATGC